TAAAATTATGAGAAAATACGCAATATGTGACATAGAATTATTAGACGAAGTAGATGCTGAAGGCGAATTAGTATTTGACTTTGGTCAAGTATTAGAGTCTAGTAGAGCAACTATAAGAACATCCAATGATGGTTTATTATTTATAGCTAAATGGGAAGGAGAAACTCCTTTGTTTCTAAATGACGTAGATACCTACACACACGCAGAAATATTAACAGAACTACAAGGTTCTAATTGGACAACAGAAGAATAATGAAACCACTATCAGAAGATACATCAGTAAGTATAAATCTTAGAATGATAGGTTTTATTTTAGTGATAGTGACTTCTGTTATAGGTGGCTGGTTTAACCTAAAAGCAGAAATCAAAGAAGCTAAGAAACTGCCAGAGCCAATAGTAACTGAAGAAGAGTTTATGTTAAGAGAACAATTACTTCAACAAGCTATATTTAAAACACAAGAAGATATAGCAAAGATTGAAAAGTCTATACAAAGAATAGAAAAAAAACTAAGATAAGTTATGGAAGATATTTTAAAATTAATAGAAGGTTATGGGTTGTCTTTAGTTTTACTTTTAGGAGCTCTATATGCTTTATATAAATTTTTTGTTTTTAGTATCTATGAAGTAAAAGGACAGTTTTCTAAATACCATGAAAAAAATGCATCTGATATGCAAGAGGTAAAAAGAAAGATAGATATGATCTTAGAACACATTAGAAAACAATCGTGAGTATTTTTAGTAAAATTTTAGGTCAGACAGGTATTGATATGGCTGAAAAAGCAGCAGACATAGCTGACAGGTTTATACAAACTAAAGAAGAAAAAGCATCTTTTGAGATGGAGCTTAAAAAAGTTCTTATAGATGCAGAAGCAGAAATGCAAAAAAATGTAACAGAGAGGTGGAGAGAAGATATGAGAAGTGACAGTTGGTTGTCAAAAAACATAAGACCACTAACTGTTATTTTTCTGGTAGCTTGTACTGTGTTACTAATATTTATTGACTCAGGTGTTCTAAAGTTTGAAGTCAAAGAGCACTGGGTAGATTTATTACAAATTATATTAGTTACTGTTATTGGTGCATACTTTGGTGGTAGATCGTATGAAAAAATAAAAAACAAAAAGTAATGGCTAGAAAAAATGTATTTGTTTTTTTAGAAACACCTAAAAGAAAAAGAAAAGGTGTACACGCAAAAAGTAAATCATCTAAAAACAAAGGTTCAAAAAATTACAAGAAGCCATACAAAGGTCAAGGCAAATAATGAAACTAAAATATTTTAAGAAAAAAGAATTTAAATGTCCTTGCTGTGGAGAGAGTAAGATGCATCCTGAATTTTTAAAAGCACTTGACTTAGCAAGAGGGTTTTCTCGCACACCCTACAAATTAACATCTGGTTATAGATGTCAAAAACATAACGACTCATTACCTAATTCAAAACCAAAAAGCAGTCATATAGATGGATTAGCAGTTGACATAGCTTGTACTAATAGCAGAAGCAGAGCTTTGATTATTGGTGGTTTGGTAGAAGCTGGATTTACTAGAATCGGTATAGCTAGTACATTTTTGCATTGTGATTTAGCAGACCAGCTAGGAGATAATAAAAAGGATGGCATAGTTTTTTGGTTGTATTGATTTAATTAATATATTTGTAGATTCTTACTGATCTAGTAAGAATTTGTTTTTGTTTAGTTTTAAAGAGTCAGTTGTTAAGAAACTTCTGGCTCTTTGCTATTTATGGTACTTTGTTTGGTTATATTTGAACAAATCTTATCATATGACACAAAAACTAAAAGGCAAAAGACTTAGGTTGTCAGCAGAGGAAGTAGAATTAATTTACGAGTTTAGAGGTAAAGACCTTGACAATATCAATAGCAACACAGCTTTAGATTTACATTTATTAGAAAGAGGTATAGATAAAAAAGACGTAGTGTCTGTCAAACACTGGCAGAACATGAAAGGAGAGCTAAGATTCTCTATTGTCACTAAAGAAGATATTGGTATAGATGATAAAAGTATATTCAACAAAGTAAATGAGCTTGTTACCACACACTCACCTAAGTATAAAAAAATAAAAAGAAAAAAAGGTAATCACCTTCTTGTTATAAATCCAGCAGATATACACATTGGAAAATATGCAGATGCTCTTGAAACTGCTGATCCTTACGACATTGAAACTGCTGTAAGTAGGGTGTCAGAGGGCGTAGAAGGCATTATACAGAAGGCAGAAGGGTTTGATATAGAAAAGATTTTATTTTGCATAGGAAACGATGTATTGCACATTGACAACGTATATAATACAACTACTAAAGGTACAAGGCAAGACGTAGATGGTAAGTGGTGGCAGCATTACGAAGTAGCTCTTAGCTTGTATGTAAGTTGTGTAGAAATGTTAAGAATGGTAGCACCAGTAGATTGTGTACACTCTATGAGTAATCACGACTATCAAAGTGGTTATCATCTTGCTAAATCTTTACAATCTTGGTTTAGACAAACTGATGATGTAACAGTTGAAGCAAATCCTAGTCATAGAAAATATTATAAGTATGGGTCTAATCTTATTGGGCTAGAGCATGGTGATGGTGCTAAGATGGATAGATTGCCATTACTTATGGCACAAGAGAATCCTATTGATTGGTCAGAAACAAAATATAGATATTGGTATTTACATCACTTGCATCACAAAGTAAAACACAAATGGTTAGATGCAAAAGATTATATTGGTGTGACTGTAGAGTATCTTAGAAGTCCATCAGGATCAGATAGTTGGCATAACAGAAAAGGTTTTGTTGGTGTACCAAAGGCAGTAGAAGGTTTTGTACATGAGAGAGAAACAGGACAGGTAGCAAGGTTGGTTCATTATTTTTAGTTTTTATAGTGTATATAAAAAAAAGTTATATATTTGCATCAATTAATACTAAACAATATGAATACAACAAATTTATTTACAAACCAAAAACAAACAACAATGAGTAGAAGAAACTACAAACCAGAAGAAAAAGTAGAGGTCAAAGAAACAAGAGCCGAAACTTTAAACAGATTATATAAAGAAAATAATCTTACATCAGAGGATGTCTACAAAGACTCTAGAGGATTTGCAATTATAACAAGGACAGGAATCGACAAGATTGTTTCTAAGCAAAACATTACAGTAGCTTATGAACCAGTTATCATGGAGAAAGACTGGGTTGTTTTAAAAGCAATAGCAAGTATGAAAGAAGGTAAAACAGGTCTTAGAAGCATGATGAGTTTTGGAGAAGCATCAGACACTAATCTTATGGGAGGTGGTAAAAAGTTTCCTGTAGCTATGGCAGAGAAGAGAGCAATGTCAAGAGTAGTTCTCAAGATTGCAGGATTCTATGAGCAAGGAGTGTTTGGACAAGATGAGATAGTAGATTAATGAATGAGGATGACTTTATAGACTCTTTGTTTGATGGTAAACCTGCAAAGGCAACAGACAAACAATTACAAATAATTGAAACGCTGTTACCATATACATCATTAGATTTACAAATGCGTTCAGAAGTAATAAATAATTTAGAAAACATGACTGAGATAGAAGCTGAGTCATTATTACATTTTATCGATGAGCATAGAGTCTATTTAGATCCTCAAGAAGAATATAAAAAATTAAAAGATAATGGGGCGTTTGACAGTTAACATATATAGAACAATGGCAAAAGGTTTTGTTTACATGGTCTGGAATGGAGAGCATTTTATCGGAGAGATTGATAATCATAATTTACAAACTCTGTTGACCAAAGATGATTATGACAAAGTAAAAAACAATACTAAAACAAAATTTTTGTTGGATATAGATAAATTACAACAATATGTTAAGCCACCTAAATATAAATACTAAATAAAAAACTATGACAAAAAAATATGATTTACATAAAATAAGAGAAGCAAGAAACGAATTCGAAGCAATGCTTAGAATTAAAGGCATATCTGCACGAACCTTTGCGAAACTGCTCGGCGTGGCAGAAATCACAAGTGCAAAGTATATTAATGATCCAACTTTACTTAGATATACACATATGGATAGCATTGCTATTTATTGTAATATGTCTGTAAAAGATATAGTAGATTTAATTGAATATGATCTTGTAAGTGATGCAGAAAGATTTGATTAATTATTTTATTTTAGAATGTAAACAAAAACAAGAAATGAAAAATCTGTATCAAAGTAATGTAAAAAACATGAATACATATTTTAGAACATCTTTTGTAAAAGAAGAAACAAATATGTATTTAGGTATAACTACACCTTTTTATAATACTAAGGCAGATAGATTAGCTAACAAAAAAATTAATAACAATGAAAAAAGAAAAAAACTACATCGCTAGTAGTATAAAAAAAGTAACAACACAGTATGGGGATTTGTTTAATGCTAACATAAAACTAGATGACCTAAAAAAAATAGAAAAGAAGGGTTGGGTAAGTATTACAATAGCAGAACGTAGAGAGCCATCTGAGAAGGGTGCTACACATTATGCATACGAAAACACATATGAACCAAAAGATCCTGTAGAAAAATTAGTACAAAATAATCAGGATGACTTACCATTCTAAACCTTCTTATTATTCTATATTACCTGCTGAGGTAAGGTATGATACAAACCTTACTGCAAACGCAAAATTATTGTATAGTGAGATTACTGCTCTAACTAATGCTAATGGTTATTGTTACGCAACTAATGGTTACTTTGCAAATCTATATGGTAAGTCAAAAGTTACTGTATCTAAATGGGTAAGAGAACTTGCAGAAAACAATTATATTTCTGTAGAGTTTACATACAAAGAGGGTACTAAAGAAATCGATAATAGGTATATAACAATTCTTAAAGGGGGTATTAAAGAAAAGTTAAATACCCTATTAAAGAAAACTTTAAAGAATAATAATACAAGTAATAATACTACAAGTATAATAAAAGAAAAAATATATAAAAAAGAAAAATTTGTAAAGCCAACGATTAGTGAAATAAAAGAATATTGTGAAGAAAGAAACAATGGTATAGACGCAGAAAACTTCTTTGCTTTTTATGAAGCAAGAGGTTGGATGATTGGTCGAAACAAAATGAAGAACTGGAAAATGTGTATGATCACTTGGGAAAAAAACAATAAAACAAATACAAGTATGTCAAAAATAGACATACAGCTAAATGAATACAATAAAGGAAAACAACTATTATGAAAGAAAAATTATATGATATAATCGCAAGAACATCAATTGAATTAGGATTAAAGACTGATGGTAAGACATTAGCAGTTCTTACAAAGACTTTTGCGTTTGATTTGGAAACAGATAAAAGATTTAAAAGATTGACAATAGAAGATGTTGACACTGCATTTAGACTCGGTGTAAGACTAGATGAAAAAGATAGTTTTTTGAATATAAGAACTTTTTACAGGTGGTGTTTAACACATAAGAAGAGGTTACAAGATGCTTATTATGAGGTTCATACGTTAGGAGCAGATCCAAACAAAGTACCTTATTATAAGAAAAATTTATTAACTTTATAAAATTAATTTAAGTATGTTGATGATGTTTTTATTACTTCTTGGTATAGGTTTTTTAACCATAGTAGGTATATGTATGGTAGAAATACTTATACAAAAGAGTGAGAATGAAAAGTTAGCAGAGAATATAGATAAGGTAGAACCAAAGCACAAAACAATTACTGGTGCTTTATATAGAGATAGAAAAGATGACAAAAAAAATTCCTGATTATTACATAGGTAAATATCATAAGTATGAAGCAAGAAAAGTCATAGAAGATTTTGACTTGTCTTATAATTTAGGTACTGCTACAAGTTACATACTGCGTTGTTCCAGAAAGCATGGTAGTCCAGTAGATTGTATTAGAAAAGCAATAGCACACTTAGAATTTGAATTAGATAAAATAGAAATTACAAATGAGCAAGATTGGAAAAATAAAAACTGCTGATAGAAAAGATCATAGGGGTGGTGGATATAGTAGAAGAAAGTTTACTGACAGCGAAGCCAAACTTATAAGACAAGAATATGAGGAGGGGGCAGGGGGTACTGTTACGCAGATGGCTAAAAGATACAATGTATCACAACCTCTTATGTATCAGCTACTTAATTACGTCACCTATAATGAATAAAGAAGCTAGAGTTCAGTCAGCATTTTGCGACTACTTAAAACTAGCTTATCCTAAAGTAAGATACTGTGCAAGTCTGGGTGGTATTAGAACATCAATGAAACAAGCAATATTAGCTAAGAGAACTGGTTACGTTAAGGGTTTTCCAGACTTACAAATACTTAAAGTAAATAAACAATATGCAGGTTGTTTTTTAGAAATCAAGGCAGATAAAAAATCTTATCCAACTAAAGAACAGAAAGAGTGGGTAGCTTTTTTAAATGAAGAAGGTTACTTTGCAAAAGTTGTCAAAGGTTTGGATGAGTGCATTGAAACTGCTGAGTGGTATTTGAAACTGCCATGATAAAAAAAAACTAAAAATTGCTTTTTACAATTTTATTTTTTTTTTGAAACTGCCCTGAAACTGCTGTGAAACTGCTGGAGATTTTCTAAGAGTGGAGTACGGAGCCTGATTAATTCTGTAAGTCTCCTACCACTCTTTAAAATTGTTCATAACTTTTTTTATCATTTATATAAGTTTGTTTGGTATTTATTTATTATATTTGCATATAACTTTAAAATAAAATTATGAAAACAAAAACAATTTTAGAAGTGTATAATGATTATGATTTTAATCTTTCACATGCAGATTATAAAGAAAATATAAATAATCTTGCAAGTGAATTGGATATAATTATATTTAACGAAAACAATAGGCTTGACAATATTATTTCTGATTTGCAAAAAACAAAATATTGTACAAATCATAAAGATAGTTATAAGAATAGTATAACTATTAATTGCGTTGGATATTCTCAAAGTGATTGGGATACATATACGATATACTATAATGATATGACAAATGACTTAAAATACTTTTGTAAATTATTAAAAAGGTTATTTACTCATAAAAATGATTATTTAATAAAAGAAATAGAATTGTTAGATTCAGGTTATTCAAAAGTAATTAATACTCATTCTATAATGATTAATTACATAGAGTTTCCTACTAACAAAGATATTACAGAAACAATAAAACATTATGGTATAGGTCATTATGACGAAATAATATTTAATAATAACTAAAACAATAATAAAATGATAAATAATGAACATTTAAAAAAGTGTGAACAAATAATTAATAATTCACACAAAAAAGCAAATCCTGTTTATACAGAAAATGATATAGAAACTAAGATAAATACATATGTAGATTGGTTTTTTGATGAGTGTGGAGATCCTAGAGACGAGTTAAGATATTTAATGGATTTAATATTAAATAGTGAAGGTAAAGCAAAGGAGGATTTACTTGACGTTTTATCTTACTATACAATGAGTTATTGATATGGACTACGATAACTATAAACTATCTCTAGAAGAAAACGAACCATATGTTAGTCAATGTTGTGGTAGCGAAGTGTATGAAGTGTATGATTCTAAGTATGAAGAATATAAAACAATATGTTATGAATGTAATTCATATTGCGATATATTATTTGACTTTGAATATCAACAAGTACGAGCAGAACAGATAGCTGATGAAATGTATGAAGAAAATAAACTTAATAACTAAAAACAAAAAATAAATGAAAATAAAAAAACTAATAAATAAAGTTGATGATGGATTTAGATATTTTAATAGTGGATTCATAGAAGAATTAACTACTGATAAAAAATATTACGTCAAAGTTTTTATGGAATATATAGAATACTTAGAAAAAAAGCAACAACAGAATAATAACTTTAAAAAGTTGCTTTAAAGAACTTTACAATTAAATAATAATAACTCTAAACTAAAAACAAAAACAAATGAAAACAAAAACAAATAACAATTTTGATAGCAGACTTAAAGATTTAATGGGTACTGCTGACTTTGAAAAAGCAATAAAAGATACTGAGTTCGCACTAGATTTTGGTGGTTTCTATGAATCGATACATACTCAGTATATTGATACATATATTGACGATCTAAATATAAATTGGGAATATGTAGATTATAAAAAAACATATGAAAATTATGCAAAGTGTTTTGTAGATTATCTTAACTTTTCACTTAACATGAAATTAAAATATATAGAATTAGATAGTCCTAAATATTACAATTATACAACTGATAAAATTATTGTAAGTATAAATGAAATTGATAAATATAATCTAATACAAAAGTACAGAAACGATGATGATTTTGTTAAGTGGGTTAATGAAGCAAGTGCAAGTAAAGAAGGTTTTATTTCTTTTTGCAGTGGTATCGATAACTTAATTAATGAGCAAGAATTATTACTAGAATATATATTTACATATATATTATGGAACGAGGAAGAATATGAATTTGTATTACAAGATATTTATTCAATAGATTTTCATATGGATGATATTGAAGTAGTAATGCAAAAAGATAAGTCATGAGTAAAGGAGGAATGCAACTACACGATTTTAGTGATGGCACATATGCTATAATGTTTATTATATTTTTATTCTTTAGCAATTGTTTCTAACTGACAAGGGGTACAGGGGGGTACTAGGGGGGGGGAGTATAACAATAATTAATTAACTAACTTAAAACAAATAAAAACAATGAAAACAATAAAGATAAGTACAGATGAAGCTAAGGAGTTAATACATGATTATCGAAATCAGATATTCACTTGTAAGTTTGTAAAAAAAGATGGATCGCATCGCATAATGAACGCTAGACTAGGAGTAAAAAAAGGTGTTAAGGGAGTAGGACTAAACTATAATCCAGATGATTATAATCATATTATAGCTTATGATTTAAAAAATGAAGGATTTAGAACGATTAATATAAATACTTTATTATATTTGCGAACTAACAAGAAGAAGTACACAATAGTGTAATTCAGTTAATTTTCATAATACGTTTTAAAAAGTGTAGGGATATTTTTTCTACACTTTTTTTTTATGTAAGATCAAAACAAAAAATTAATAATTTATATTTAAGTATAATTTTTTTTATAAAAAAATACTTTAGGAGAAACTGCACGAAACTGCTCCGAAACTGCTCTGAAATTGCTAGAGATTTATCATGGATTTTTTTTTATTTTTTTTTCTAAGATATTGAGAAACAAATACTTAACGCCAAATTGTCAGATAAAAAAAGTTTTTTTTATTGTATAAAATTGGAATTATTTTTATATTTGTATCATATTATTAACAAAAACAAAAACAAAATGCAAACTAAATTTTTTAAATCATATAAAGACGCTAATAATTTTATAGCAAAAAATATTAATATTTCTAATTGTAAGCTAACAAAATTACATAATAGAGATATTTATATAAATAATATAGATAATTATAAGGTTGAATTTAAAACAATAAAAAAATGAAATTAAAAAAATTCTATTTAAAAAAATATTCTAATGATAAATTAGGCAACGAAATAAACCCGAACGCCACTTTTGTAGGCTTGTTAGATACTCTTTATACTAATCACTGCGTTTATGATTATATTTGTATTGATGATAGTATTATAAGAGAACGTTTATTTAAAGAACTAGCAAATATATTAAATAAAGATTATCAATATATTTATAAATTATGGTTAAATTATCATAGTCAATTAAAAATCGTATAATCATGTTTTATATTATATTTTTTTCATTTATTTTTTATATGTATATTGATGCATATAAACAAGGAATGACGCACGACAATAAAACAAATAAAAAAATTTAATTATATTTACTTAACTAAACAAAAAACAAAATTATGAAAACAACTAAACGTATTAAAGATTTATCTCTAGCAATGGCTAAGGAGGATATAAAAAAGGCTAATTTCTGGAAAGAAAAAGACCTTGACCAGCTTACAAAGTGGAACGCTGAAACACTAACAAAGATCAAAAACGCTTTATTAAATGGTAGATTTTATGCAAGTGTTCAAAGTGTTTCAAGGTCTGGTATGAGTCGCACAATAAAACTAGGTTACATTTATAAAAACAGGATGCACATTATAAAAGATAAATTTATTTTGTCCTTAGCTGGATGCAATGCAAAAGGCTCAATTAGTGGGTGTGGGATGGATATGTTATTTCATGCTCAGTATAATTTATTTATAAATTTACACAATAATTACAAAGAAGCACATTATCAAAAAAGAATGAAGCAGTATAACAATTTTTAATTAACTAAACATATAACAAAAGAGAGGGTTAACGCCCTCTTTTTTTTTGTCTAATAGTCAAGTATTAATTAATATTTTAAACACTTTAAACGCTTTAAAAAGTATTTCATTTAGTTTATTAATTGTTTTAGTTTGTTTTATATTATTGTGTTTTATATATGGCTTACTTCTTTTCACCCACTTTAACAAATTTCCAGCAACATTTTTAAAAAAAAGACTAAAAAAGATTAAAAAGAATATTTTTTTTTGCGTCAATATGTCATGATTTGTGATTATCAAAAGTAATTCCGTCAATTATTGTTGTCCAAGTAATTAACCCCACACACATACACACACCAGATCAAAGTTCAATTTTATAAAGTATATATTTTGGTATTAAATGTGTTCTTTGCGATATGAGCAATACACATTCTATAAGAAGTTGGAAGGTACAATAATTATTTGATATTTAAAAGTAATATATAGAAATATTGAAGTTCTGTAAGGGAATTGATTGTGGGATTCATTTATTTTTACTTATATTGTAGCTAGAAATAAATTGTATAATTATTTAAGTTCAATTTTATAAAAAATATTACATGGCAAATTTAACAGTAACAGTTTCAGAGAGTGTAACCTTGAATGGTGCAGTAAGGGGTAACACCAATGAATTAACAATAACAGGTATAGAAAGCGTTTTTGAGCGTGTATTATCAATACCAGGTGGTGCAGACACAACGGTATTATTAACAAAAGCAACAGTAGCTGATTCAGATAATGCAATAGATATACAAGACACTAAATATATAAGAATAACTAATTTAGATTCTACCAACAGTGTAACCTTATCTTTACAAATAGATGCAGGAGAAAGCAGTAGTGCAGCAGATGAAAGTTGTTCAATACTTTTAGAAGCAGGTAAAACATTTATGATGGGTACGCCACACGATTCTATTGGTGTAAATGATTCTTCAGCAACTATAACAGCAGCACACGATTTAGAAAGCATAGTGGTAGATAGTGGTGGAAATACAGTAAAACTAGAAGTATTTGTAGCAGGTGTTTAATAAAAATATAAGATATGCCTTGTTATAAATGTGAAAATGGAAAGTATAAGTTTGGGTTGAGTGGTGCTTGTACCTATGATACCAAAGCACAATGCGAAGCAGCAAACAAAGATTACTATGCAGAGCAGACTTATGATGACTATCCACAATCTGCAAGTAACAATGCAAAACGTGCAATAAAATATAAAGAAGAAAACGGCAGTTCTTGTGGAACGCAAGTAGGATGGACAAGAGCAAGACAGTTAGCAAACAGAGAAGCACTAACAAGAAGCACGATAGCAAGGATGGCTAGTTTTAAAAGGCATCAGCAACACAAAGACGTACCTTATGACGAAGGTTGTGGGGGCATAATGTGGGATGCTTGGGGAGGGAGCAGTGGAGTAGAGTGGGCAATAAGAAAATTAGAGCAAATAGATAAAGAAAGAAAAGCGATGGTAGATGAAGAAAAAGAAACAGATGTTATCTTCAACCAAGAGAAGGTAGAAATCAGTGAGAGAATAAAGAAGGCACTAAAGAATAAAATGGAAAAGCACAATGAGGATGTCAAAGACTTGAAGAAAGATTGGAATCCAAAAGTAACTATGGCAAAACTTGAGAAGTGTTTTAGAAGAGGAGTAGGTGCATATTATACAAATCCAGAATCAGTAAGAAAAGGAGTAACAGGGCCTGATCAGTGGGCGTTAGCTCGTTGTAATTCTTTCCTTTATGCTTTGAGGAATGGAAGGTATAGAAGTGGTAAGCATGATACTGATTTATTACCAGAAGGACATCCAATGAGAAACACAAAAAAAGAAGTACAAAAAAATATGGACAAAGAAAAAAAATATTACAGCGACCCTAGTCACGATTTACACATAGATATATCAGATATGCAGATGGCAAAACTTCATGGAGAAGGAATGCTTGAGATGATGCATGAAGAAAATGGTGAGGAATATTCTATAAAATTAACTTACAACATGAAAGAGAAAGAAGTTGAGATTAAAGAAGAAGAAGTGAAGGAAGATATGAATTATGTATTTGACAGACTACTTAACAAACTTAAAAATGACATTTAAAAAAGGAGATGTAAGACCAGTATTAGCTGGTAGGAAAAGCAAAATAAAAACACCACTAGCAACTGAGATGTCTAGAAAGACAATAGCTCATGCACTAGAAGGTCATAGTTTTAAAATTAAGATGGCACTAGATAGAATCTTTGAGGAAGATGCAAAGTTATACATAGATGCAATATCAAAACTTATGAATTATGCTGTACCTAAATTATCATCTACTGAAATAAAAGACAACACATCTAAAAAGATAGAAGTAAAATTAGGTAAGGACGCAACTGTTGATGATATAAGAAAACAGTTAGAAGATATAAAAGATTTAGATGAGTAATAAAGAGTTGCATTTCGCATTAGAAAAAAAACTATGCGAGATGTCTTTTTACGATTTTTTTAAGAAGGCGTGGCATATTGTAGAACCCTCTATTCCCTTATCTACGAATTGGCATCATAAATATCTTTGTGATACTTTGCAAAAAGAGTGCGAGAGAATCATAGAAGGTAAGAATAAAACCAAAGATATTATTGTCAATGTTCCTTTTAGAAGCACCAAGTCTCTCCTAGTCACAGTGATGTTTCCTGTGTGGTGCTGGATAAAAGACCCACGCCTACGATTTATCACTGCTTCTTACTCAGCGTCACTATCAATAGAACACGCAACAAGGAGCAGAGATATAATATTTAGTGAATGGTTCAAAGAAAGATGGGGAGAAGTATTCGTGATCAAAAAAGACCAAAACCTCAAAGAAAGATATGAGAACACACATTTGGGTGTAAGAAGAGCTACATCAGTTGGTGGAACTGTTACTGGACAGGGAGGTGATTTCTTAATAGTGGATGATCCAGTATCACCTCAAAACGCAGCAAGTAACACAGAGAGAGAAAATGCTAACGAGTGGTATCGAACAACATTTTACTCTCGATTGAATAATCCAAAGACAGGGGTGCGAATAATCATTATGCAGAGAATACATGAGAATGATTTAAGTGGCTTCTTGCTTGATAGAGAAACAAGACTCAATTACAATCACATCTGCATACCAGCAACAGAGGATGGTAATGTCAAACCAAAGAAACTAATTCAATTTTATGAAGATGGATATTTTTGGAAAGAAAGATTTGGTAAAGAGGTATTAGATGATTACAAAACTGCTTTGGGTACTTATGGTTATGCAGGTCAGCTCATGCAAACACCAACACCAATTGACAGTGGAATGATAAAAGCAAGTTGGTTTAAAATATCTAAACACAAAGTAGAAGATGCTACAATAAATTTTGTGATAGACCCAGCATATACTGCAAATCAAAAGAACGACCCATCAGCATTACTAGCATATACATACAAAGACAACGTTTGGCAAATTGTAGATTGTATCAATGTACACAAAGAGTTTCCAGAACTTGTCAAGTATATACCACAGTGGGTACAGAAGAATGGTTACACACCACAGTCAAGAATCTTTGTAGAACCAAAAGCATCTGGTAAGTCAATAGTACAAACACTAATTAGAGAAACAGGACTGAATATTAGAGAGGATAAGCCACCAACAAAAGATAAAGTAGCAAGAGTACAAGACATATCTGCTACACTTGAGTCAGGTAGAGTAAGTCTACTGGCAGGAGGTTGGAATGAAACATTTTTAGATCAATTGTCTAAGTTTCCCTCAGCAAAGCATGATGATATGGTAGATTGTTTAGTTATGGCAATTAACAGAGAGATATGGTCAAATAAAGGATCAGTAGTATATTTTTCTTAAAATTACTTGTAATTGTTAATTATTTTTAGTATTACTTCTAGATATTAGGAATTTTAGCGATAATTTTTTTATATTATTGCATTATATAAAATTTTTAACAAAATACATGAATTACAAAGAAATTTATGCAGTAAATCAAAAACACAAGGCATTACTCGAAAAATACATAGTATATGTAAAAAAAGTAGCGTATTTTGCTACAGAAGATAGTAAGTTAGGTAAATTTAGAGAATATAACGATATATTAAACACAATCATATCATATTCTAATAATTTCTATGAAGGTGTTAGGGATAACAAAGATTTAAAAGCAGAGTTTGCATATATCATACCAAACTTTGTGTTATACATGACAATTGGTTTTATGACTGGTCTAAAAAACAAAAGTAATGAGTATGATTTGATTATGCTCATAGATAGACTAACAAGAAAGACAGAACTGTTAACTGGAGAGATAACAGATATACTGAATGAGGATTTAAAAATTTTAGATATAGAGGAATTAATTTAAAAAACAAAAATGGTAGAAATACAAATACAAGACAAAAAATATGAAATACCAACTGAGTGGAAAGATATAACACTTGAGTGGTGGTATGGTTTATATAGTATAATACAAAAACATACAAAACCTCAACTAGATCAAAAAACTTTAGAAATTAAAGAAGATAAATTAGATGAGTTACAAATATTAAAAATGAATCGAGATGTATTTAAATATTTGACAGGGGTCAATGATGATTATCTTAAAAAGTTAGATTTAGAAAGTGTCAACGATGCTGTTGTTACTGTTACAAGTCTATTAGAAGAGTATAAACCAAAAGGAATACAAAGTTTTAAATTTGATGGTGAAACATATTTTTTTCCAAAAGAGTTTTTAAAGCGTAATACATTTGGTGATTATATTGAAGCAACACAACTTGATGCAACCATTGAGATTATGAAACATGGTAAATTTGATATTTTGCCAGAGCAAATGGCAATACTATGCAGAACTCTACATGAAAAGTATGATGATGAAGCCATTCCTGAAAAAACAGATAAATTTAAAAAATTAACTATGGACATTGTTTGGGAGTTCAGTTTTTTTTTGACTATGCAAAGCGTCAGATTAACAAAAACTTTCCAAACGTATTTGGAGGGGGATCAAAAGGAGGTATCAAAACCAGTAAAGGAAGAATCTCTACAGAAGGACTCTATAAAAAATACATCAGACCTTATGGTTGGTTAAATAGTTTATATATGGTAGCAGAGAAAGGTATTTTTAAAGAAGAAGGATATAATCAAATAGATAGCGTTAAAAGAGCTAATCTATACAAAGTATTAACATATTTGAGTTGGAATACAGCAAAGAATGATTATGAAATAGCTGTTAATGATAAAATCAACAACCCAAATAAAGTAATGTAATATAATGGCAATAACAAGATTAAAAGACATAGTAACAGTATTTCAGGATAAATGGACTTATGGTGATAGTAGATTTGGTTATGAAAGTGAAATCAATGAAACTCACAATACTGTTTACCCAGCAATGATTATACAACCACCAGAATCTGTGATGCCTGATATATATAGTGGTAGAGAAGAGTTTGAGTTTGAAGTAAACTTTTATAATTTATATCAACAAGCAGCACAGTCTGCCGTTACATTACAACACAGATGGGATAACCTACAAGACTTAGCTACTGAGTGGATGGATTTAGTTTTAAAAAACTTTCAAGATGCAACAGTACAGGTTTATCTAAACGATGAAAGCATAGAGTTTGAAAGAGTAAAAGAAGTGGCAAATGATAGATTAGTACAGATCAAGTTAGTGTTTACAATGTCTGCATTTACTAAATGCTTTAGACCAGTAAGTAATTATCCGTCTGATATAAGTGATTTAGTGGTTTGGCTAAGAGCAGATAGTGGTGTTACATTTGATATTGCAACACAACAAGTAAGTGCTTGGACAGATTATTCTGGCAACTCTAATAGTGTAGCTCAAGCTACAAGTGCTAGTCAACCACTTAGAATAGGATATGATGGTGCTAACGATAAAGCAAGAATTAACTTTACAGCCAATCAACATTTTGTTTCTAATAATAATTTACCAATAAGTTCAACAAGTTTTTCTATGTTCTTTGTAGCTAAAGGTACGCAGGGTGGTTTATTTGATTTTATCAATGGTAGTAAACAAATATTGCTAGGTAGTTTTTCTAACACAAACGTAAGTTTTTTTGTGCAGGACGCTGCTGGTCGATCAGAAGAAGTTTCTGGCACAATATCTGATTCTTCTCCTTTTAACATAATATTTGTTAAGTTTCACAACAAGAGAGCAACAATAGAGATTAATAACACTTTTAGTGATTCTTTACAAAATCCTACTTTTGATAATACTACTGTATTTAATGATGCTGTCTTTAGGATAGGTAAACCAAATTCAGGGACAGGATTTGCTGGTGATTTACAAGAAGTTATTATATACAACAAGCAGATTGAAGATAGTGAAAAAAATATAGTAAAAGATTATTTAAATAACAAATACAGAATATACTAAGATGGGTACAATAATAAAAGCAGGAACTGCACTAACATTAAGAATAGAACCTAGAGTAACAAGCACAGATTATCCTGACAGTGACGAGAATCATTTAGTAAGTGCTAATTTACCAATACCAATACAGGTGGTATGGTCAGGTACAGGAGTTACAGGTACTTACAAACCACAAGCAGAGGGTGATGTAGTGAATGTAATCTTAGAAGTATTCATGGGTAATAAGTTTGGTGTGAATCAAAGTCTTGGTGCAACTTATGATATGATTAAGATAGCAGAAGTAAGTAAGTCAAGAGATTTGCCTTTTGTTTTTCAAGACACAGGTAGGTTTGCAAGTCAAACAGCAGATAGACAATTTTTTAGTTTCGATATACAATCTATATGTGCTGACTTATTATCTTACACACTTGCACCAATAAAACAAGGCACAATACAATCTTTAGGTGGTGGCTTTGGTGGATACAATGGAGATATATCTTCTTATCTGCAAGGTAACGCACAGCCATACATGAACTCATTAGGAGCATTTAGATTTATAGATTTTAGAGTAAAAGCAGAAGTATTTGATGCAAATGGTGACTTGACTGTAGCTACAGTAAGTCCTAGTAGTTCAACTATTGACTATTTAGATGGTTTAAATTTTGGTATTATTAATGCTGTACCACAATGGACTGACATACATAGATTAAATAAATACTCTATTAGTGGTGCA